ACGGGCGCCGGCACCGCCGCGCCGGCCGCCGCCGCGCCCATCACCATCGTCATCAACCCGCCGGCGGGCAGCGATGAACGGTTGATTGCGCGCCTGGTGGAAGACCGGCTGCGCCAGATCGAAAACCAACGTGCGGCGCGCGGGCGCTCGCGCTTCACCGATACGGATTGATCATGATGATGGCACTGGGGCTGTTCGTGTTCAGCCTGGACACGGCCCCCTACCAAGAGTTTCAGCGACAGGTCGGGTGGCGGCACCCGTCGAACAACCGGGTCGGCCGGCGGCCGGCCCGCCAGTTCACAGGGCAGGACGACGAGACGATCACGCTGTCCGGCAAGCTGCTGCCCGAGCTGACCGGCGGCGAATGGACGCTGGCCGCGCTGGAGACCATGGCGAACACCGGCGATGCGTACACGCTCATCGAGGGCACCGGCCACTACTACGGGCAGTTCGTCATCGAGAGCATGGACATGAGGCGGTCCTATTTCTTCCAGGACGGCGCGGCCCGCGCGGTCGATTTCACGATCAAGCTGGTGCGTGTGGACGACGACCTGCTGTCCAAGGTGGTGACCACCGTGACGAAGGCCCTGTCGTGACGGCCGCGATGCTCACCAGCGATACCGAGCCGAAGCCCATCTACCGGCTGAAGGTCGGCGACAAGGACATCACCGGGCGCTTCCAAGGCCGGTTGATCGGGCTGACGCTCACCGACAACCCGGGCTTCGAGGCGGACCAGTTCGACATCGAGCTGGACGACAGCGACGGCCTGCTGGAGCTGCCGGCGAAAGGCGTACGCCTGTCGCTGTCGATCGGCTGGGCGGATACCGGCGTGGTAAGCAAGGGCACGTTCAAGGTGGACGAGCTGGAGCACACCGGCCCGCCGGATCGCCTCACGATCCGCGCGCGTAGCGCAGAGCTGGACGGCGGCCTCACCACCAGGCGGGACAACTCCTATGCCGGCAAGACCGTCGGCGCCATCGTGCAGTCCATCGCCACCCGCAACAAGCTCAGGTCCATGGTGAGCAAGAAGCTGGCCGGCAAAGTCATCGCGCACGTCGACCAGACGGGCGAGTCGGACGCCAACTTCCTCACGCGCCTGGCGCGCGATTTCGACGCCATCGCCACCGTGAAGAACGGGACGCTGCTGTTCATCCCGGCCGGCGAGCCGACCAGCGGATCCGGCCTCGCCTTGCCCAAGGTGACCATCACCCGCGACGCGGGCGACACGCACACCTTCCTGGTGGCCGACCGGGAGAACTACAACGGCGTGAAGGCCTACTACCAGGACACCCGCGCCGGCGCGCGCGGCGAAGTGGTGGTCGACGCCTCCAACGCCACCGTCACGAAAGAGAAGCAGGACGGCAAGGTCAAGAAGAAAACCAAGAAGGCCGCGACAGTAGCCGCGCAGCCGAACCCGGATAACGTGAAGGTGATGCGCCACACCTATGCGTCCAGGGCCAACGCCGAGCGCGCGGCGCGCGCCGAGTGGCGCAAGATTCAACGCGGTGTCGCCACCTTCTCGATCACGCTCGCGCGCGGCCGGCCGGACCTGTTTCCCTCGCTGCACGCGAGCGTGAGCGGGTGGAAGAAGGAAATCGACAACACCCAGTGGAGCGTCGGCAAGGTAACGCACAACCTGAATGATCGCGGCTATACCAGCTCGCTGGAGCTGGAGATTCAGCCGGAGAAGCTGGAAGAAGTAGGTACGCCCTAAATGCGGAGCCCTCTCTTCCACGTCTCGATCCGGCTGGGCAGGTCTGCGTTCACCCGTTCTAGCACAGGCGCGATGCGTTTACACACCATATAGGGCTGGTGGAATTTCACCCCTACGAAAAGAAAGGTCATAAGGGACGCCAGATACAAGAGCGCACAAATGGCTGTCTCCGTCGGGATGTTCTTCCCGCCCAGCACTACCACGCACCAGAGCACCACTGAGCACAGCGCGAAGAGCCCAAACGAGATGCACATAAGCCGAGGCACAGGGATGTACCGCCCAACGCGGAGCGTGAACTGCCCTTGCTCAAACACCAGTTCGTCGCGCCAAACCTTCGATACCTGACGGGGAGTCACTTCCTCTTCAAGCAGTCGGCAAATAGCGACCATCGCCGGGCCAGAGGCGTCAATGCCGGTGAGCCGTCGAAAGGACGCCAACTGCATCACCACCGTCGGACCTTCACCTGGAGCGTTGTAGTTGCCCTGGAAGATGATGCCGACATCGTCGGCTGTAACGTGGCGGATCTTCTCCGTCTCAGTGCTCTTGTCTTCGCCTTCCTTCATGATGGCCTCTGCTTGCCCGCCTCGCGGGTCGATTCCCACACTGCGTTGGTGCTGCCTTCGACTGCCGAGCATCGGTAGACCACGTTGTCGCTCATGCGGGTAACGCTGCCGAGGGAATACGCCTTGCCATCGTGATTGCAGAGGCTACCCCTGCCGCTGGCCACCACCGCAGCATCGGTGGCTCGTGCTGGCGCCAACGCGGCATAGCCGGCGACGCAGGCTGCAGCCAGTGCAACGGCACCGACGATGGACAGCACCCGGCGCGTGCGCGCGAGCTGCTGCGATACGGCTGTGCAGCCGACGCATGGCGTGTTGGAGTGCATGGGGTGCTCCGCTGGCTGCTGGGTACCATCGTTGACCGACTCGCCGCGCGCCTCGGCCACCCAGCGGTCCAGCATCGTCATGACGGCCTTGTACTGGTCGCGCGGGAGTTGCCTGATCTCCTCAATACCGAAATCGGTCAGCACTTCGCGGTAGACGTCCAGCTTGCTTTCGCCGGTCGCAGCCATCACCTCGTCCACCTTGGCGGAAATTTGCCTGCGTTGCAGGTCGGTGATGTTCTTCGCTGGTGTCGCCGCCTGTTCGGCCTTGCCACTGTTGATCGTGATGACGTTGTTGAGCTGGTTGTTGGCCGTGGCGCCATCGTGCGTGGCGTTGCCCGCGACTACCTGCCCAGCGTCCCCCTGGACTGCTGTATTTCTGTGTTGCATTGCTGAAGTTCTCGTTGTTGTTCGCCCTGTGGCTGGGCGCGTGAAACCTCTTGCAAATCGCTCCCCAAATACAAAGGCCCGCCATGTGTGTTTTGTATTGGCGGGCCCGCAATCTGTCAGTGCTGATTAGCTTTTCGGTGCGCAGTCCTTCAGCATTGGGCTACCAACGATGCGACCTTCACCAGTGCATTGCCATGCAACCTTGCTGCCTTTCTTGAGCGAAGCGGCCAATTCTTCATGCTGGCTACCGAGGTAAGCATGCACTGGCATGTATGGGTTAGATGCGGCAAGTTTCACAACGATTCGGTCAGTGAAATCCTTATCGATGCTTTGAACAGTGCCGGAAACCAGCAGCACCTTGTTCTTGTATTTCTGGTCCGCTGCAACCTCGTTCTCCTCGTAAGCAGAGAAGAGTGCCGACGCGGTTACCGCGACAGGTGGCGCGGCAGGGGCGGCGGACGTTTTACCGTCGGAAGCTTCCGCGTTTGCGTTCTCTGGTTTTTTCCCGCCGGCGAAGATAGCCAGCGCGATCACTGCGGCAAAGAAAATCAACAACCACTTCAAGAGCCTTTTCATTACAACTACCACTCCCTATATCGCCCCACCTGCGGGTTGATAAAGGCCGCATGCCTGCTCCCCAGCGACTGCGGCTCTACATCAGGTCCGTTTCTTACGGCCCTTGCTCATATCGATGTTGACGGCGCCGGTCTGGTTGCCGCCAACGTATTGCCCAACACTGCCGCCCACGCTGATACCCGGCATGGCAACCTGCGGTTGACCAAGCCCCGCCACGGCCCCAATGGCTGCGGCCTTGCTGCGCACGTCAAGCGCCCTGTATGCAGCAAGAAGTGCTTGTTCATCGGGAGACATGCCGGTGCTGGCTGGCTCGCCAGTCACGACATACAGGATGTCGACGCCTTCAGCCGCTACAGCAGCGAGGTACGAAGCGTCAGGCACGCGCTCCGATTTTTCGTAGAGCACCTGAGTCTTCAGCGAGACGCCGCCCAGGGCAGCGAAATCAGTTTGGTTGAGCGCCTTTCGCTTTCGTTCTTCCGCGAGACGCTCCCCCAATAAAACCAATCGGTTCATATTTACGTTGACATTGCACCGTTCGGTGCATACCATGCTTGTGAATCCAATGTACTCACTGAGCATATCACCATGACCCCTGCCGAAGCCCCCCGGGAGCGCTGTCCGAACGGTGCACGTTCGCGCGTGTTGGTGAACCTGAAGCCCGAAGAACTGGCAGACCTGAAGGCACGCGCCAAGGAAGAGGGCCGCTCGGACTCCAACATGGCCCGCTTCTTCCTCATCCGTGGCATGACTGCCGACTGCCTGCAGCGTAGCCAGACGGCTACGCAACGTCACACAACTTCGGTTGCGGAGGGTTGAGCGATGCGCCCACCGCAACTGATCGAACACGCGCTGCGCCGCGCCCTGTCTGGCCCCGCGCGCCAGGAGGTGGCCCAGGTGATTGGCTGGGACAAGTCCGCGGTGAGCCGTTTCTTGGACGGCAGCCAAGGCGTCACCATCGACAAGATCGACCCTCTGGTCCGCTCTATTGGCTACATCCTGGTCACCTGCAAGTATCTAGATGCCGTCGCGACCCTGGGCGAAGTCGGCATGTCGTGCGAATGTGCTCGGCAAGGCTTGGGCGAATGCCGGAGGCCGCAGCAATGAAGATCACCTGCCCGCATTGCGGCGGCCGCCTGCTCATCCGCACCAGCCGTGAGGTGGGCTTGCTCTCGCGCGAACTGTCCGTGCAATGCCCCAACGTGGAGTGCGCTTACACCGGCGTCTACATCCTCTCGGCCGCCCGCACCATCGCGCCCAGCATGAAGCCCAACCCCAAGGCTTACGTGCCTGCTGGCCGCTCACGCCAGCAGCCCGAAAACTCGCGCCAACTCGATCTGCTGACCGGATAACGGCCAGCCCCTAACCCCTTTCCCCTCGCGTCTGCTTTCGCGCCTTTTCTAGGCGCGGGGGGCTTCTTTTGCCCAAAAAACGCCGCAGTGCGCGGCTTTCTCTCAGGAGAGTTGTCATGCAGAGCCTTCCCGAAACCGCCGTCTTGGTGTTTGAAGACACCGAGTTTGATGTGGTCGATGTGCGCAATGTGCCGTGGCTAAGGGGTATGCAAATTGCCTACGCCTTGGGCTACCAAAACCCGCGGCAAGACATCAAGAACCTGTTCGACCGCAACGCCGATGAGTTCACCGAAGAGATGGCCCAGGTGGTCGAGCTGAACACCGCCGGCGGCCGTCAGCCGGTGCGCATCTTCAGCCCGCGCGGCTGCTACTTGCTGGGCATGCTGGCGCGTACGGAGCGCGCCAAGGCGTTCCGCCGTTGGGTGCTGGACGTGCTGGAGGGCCGGCAACTGCCGCGCAAGGTGGCGACGCTCACCGTGCCGCAGCACCTGGCCGCGCTGCGTTATCGCGGGGCGCTGGTGTGTGAGCTGGGGGCGGCAACGTCGCTGCCGATCGCGCAAGAACTGCACGCCAACCTGCTGCACGTGTCGCGCCTGCTGGGCATGTCCACCCAGCCGTTGGCCAAGCTGGCGCCGGTCGCAAGCCAGCAGAACCTGCCCGGCGTGGCTTGAGGGGGCGGCTATGTCATTCATCACCACCACGCTTTGCATTGCCAACCGCGTTGATGTGAAGCCGGTCAAGTTCTGTCGGTCCTCTGACGGTAGCCGTGTCTTGGCCACGCAAAGCATCGTCGTCACGCTGGAAGACGGCAAGGGCCTGGAGTTGAACATCCACCTGGCCGAAGGCACCACGCCCCTCGCCGCTGGCGAAGCTGTCGTGTTCCCTTCGGTTGATGAGGTGACGGCATGAAACCCTTCCTCGTGCGTGTTGCCACCGGTGGCCGGCTGCTGTCGGTCGCCACCATCGCCGCGTCGAGCTTCGACGCAATCGTTCTCGTGCTGGGTGCCCTGGAGGCGCAAGGCATGCATGCCTGCAGCGGAACCGCTCGCCCGATCGGGAGGACGGTATGACTACCGCACAGGCCGTCGTCCTCGCTGTCACGCTGGCAGCCATGGTTGCTAGCGTCGGGGTGTTCTGCGTCTGGGTGACTCAAACCGCCGCGTCCATCGAGCAGTGCGAAACGAAGCCCGGCTGCCGCCACATGCTGTGCGTGGCGGTGGCTCCTTTCGTTGTTGCCCTCGCTGCACTGTGCCTCTTCCTGGAGGTGCTGTGATGCTTGCCCTCGTTGACCTCTGGATGCTGCTGTCGGCCATGGTGTCGGTGGCGCTGATGAACTACGACCAGCGCACCCAGCGCTGGGGCGCGCTGGTCGGTTTGCTGGGTCAGCCCGCGTGGCTGTACCTGACGCACGTGAGCGGCGAAGGCGGGATGTTCACGGCCAGCGTCTTCTTCACGCTGTGCTACTCCCACGGCGTGTTGAAGGGCTTCGGGAGCCGCCGCCATGGCTAAACATGCCGTCACCGAGGCGGACGTGCGGTGGGCTCACCGATTCCTGCGTCTGACCACTCCCTACGAGGCCATGCCGCCCCAGTTGCGGGCGGCAGTCACCGCGGCCGCAAGCGCGCTGGCGCCCAAGTTCCGCCGGCGCCCGCGCTCGAGCAATCCACCCACCGTTGATCTGAAGCGCCGCGCCGCCGGCGACCTGGACGACTGACTCTCTCCAAGCCACGACCATGAAAAAGACCATCACCTTCGAGATTGACACCGCTTGCTTGCCCGGCCGGACAGACGAGTACATCGCCGCGCTTTGGTACATCGCACAGTTCCAGCCGGCAGAGCACGGCGACCACGACGCCGGCGAGTTCGCCGAGCTGGTCGGCCGCGAAATTATCCAGCGCTGGATGCGCGGCGTACCGGTGCCGGTGTGGAACATCCAGGGTCGCGACTACTACCACCAGCAGCTCACCCGGATTGCTCGATGGAACGGAACCGAATGGGTGCAACGCACCGCAGATCAACCGTCCGTGCCGGAGATTCTGTGATGCACGCCAAGCGACGCCACTGGTCCGCCGCCGAGGTGGATCTCCTCTGCACGAACTATGCGGATTCGAAGACAGAAGACATAGCCCAGGCGCTCGATCGTCCCGTGGTCGCGGTATACGCAAAAGCCAGCGTCTTAGGCCTGAAGAAATCCGTCGCATTCTTGGCGAGCCCGGATGCGGGGCGCCTCGATGGGAGTCGCGACAACGGCATGCGCTTCGCAAAGGGCGTGACCCCGTGGAATAAGGGCACCCAGGGCATGTCCGGGCAGCACCCCAACTGCCGTCGCACGCAGTTCAAGAAAGGCGAGATGCACGGTGCGGCGCAACACAACTATGTGCCGATCGGTACCGAGCGCATCAACGCGGACGGATACCTGGAACGCAAAGTTACCGACGATCACCCGGTCCCGGCCCGGCGCTGGGTCGGCGTGCACCGCCTGGTGTGGGAGGCCGCGCACGGTCCGATTCCTCGTGGCTTTGTCGTGTGCTTTCTGCCTGGTCGAAAGACCACCGACCGTGACCTCATCACCGCCGACGTACTCGAGCTGGTGAGCCGTGGCGAGCTGGCTCAACGCAACCATCCCCGCGCCCGAGATCCCGAGCTGGCAAAGCTGGTGCAGCTCAAGAGCGCCATCACTCGCCAAGTCAATCGCATCGCCCGCGAGGCAAAGGAGAAATCGGAGTGAAGGCCAAGAACGCACCACCTTGCGCACGTTTCGCCGTTGTCTCCAACCCCGGAACCCTCTTCCAACGCATCGAGGACTACGCGATGACGCTGCAGGGCGCCCAAGAGTGCGCCACCTGCTACGACATCCCGGTGGACGTGATGCGCATTACGCCATCCGGCGAACTCACAACGGAATTCTGAAATCCCGAGAGGACAGCAATCATGAGCAACAACATCACCACCGTTCGACAGCACCTGCTGGACACACTGGCCGACCTACGCAACCGCGACAACCCCATGGACGTCGACCGTGCCCGGGCCGTCGCAGACGTGGCCCGCGTCCTGGTCGATAGCGCGAAGGTGGAAGTCGCCTACATCAAGGCGACGGAGGGCGCCAGTACCCCGTTTTTGGACACCACGGAAGACGCCGTAGGCGATGGCCTCACACCCGGCATCACCGGCGTCCACCGACACAGGATCAAGTGATGGCCGCCGGTCTGTTCGGCGAAAAACCGCACCGGCCGCACCGCATGACGCTCCCCCGTATAGAACATCAATACGCCGCAAAATGAACGCACCCCTTGCCGCCGACATCGTTTTCCGCCTGTTGCGCGACTACGATTTCAAGGAGCGCAACAACAAGCTGGAGGCGGGCAAATGCCCGTCCTGCGGCAAGCGCTCGCTGTGGGCCTTCGCTGCCTCCCCCTGGGTTGTCCGCTGCAACCGCCTCAACAAATGTGCGTCCGAGCTGCACGTCAAAGAGCTGTATCCCGAGCTGTTCGCTTCGTGGAGCGATCGGTATGTTCGTTCACCTGAAACACCCAATGCCGCTGCGGATGCGTACCTGCGCGATGCCCGAGGCTTCGATCTGGCGCGCGTTGCCGGTTGGTACGTGCAGGAGAGCTACTACAGCCACGAGCTGAAGATTGGTAGTGCGACCGTGCGTTTCCCGTTGGCTGCAGGAACGTATTGGGAACGCATCATCGATCAGCCTGATCGGTTCGGCGACCGTAAGGCGACCTTCAACGGGCAGTACGGCGGCACCTGGTGGCAGCCGCCCAATCTGTCCTCCACGGCCGACGAGTTGTGGTTGGTGGAAGGCATCTTCGATGCCATCGCGCTTATGCATCACGGTATCGCAGCCGTGGCCTTGCTTTCGTGCGTCAACTATCCGCGTGCTGCACTAGCCGCGCTGGCCGAGCAATGCGCAGCCACCGGCCGGCCCCGCCCGCGTCTTGTATGGGCACTCGACGATGACCGCGCTGGGCGCCGTTACATGACCCAGCACATCGAGCGCGCGCGCGCGGACGGTTGGACCGCCTCCGCTGCGCTGCCCAAGCAAATGGGCAAGGTCAAGATGGACTGGAACGAACTGCACCTGCGTGACCGGCTGTCGCCGCAACATGTGGAGGAATACCGCTACCTGGGCGACTTGTTCACCGCTGCCAGCCCGTCCGAGAAGGCCCGCCTGATCTACCACCGCACGGGCGATGCGCAGTTCCCGTTCGACTACCGGCAGCGATCGTACTGGTTCAAGCTGGAGCTGGATGCCTTCCAGCGCGAAACCGCCGCGGTGCGCGAAGCCCACCAGGACATGCCTGACGACGAAGTTCGCGAGCACGCCGTGTTGCGCGCTGGCGTAGTGCAGATGGTCGCCAACTGCCAGCCCACCGCGCTCTACTATCAGGCCAGCCCGCAAACCGACGAGTCCTGGTACTACTTCCGCGTGGCCTTTCCGCACGATGGCGAGCCGATCAAAGCGACCTTCACCAGCGCGCAGATCGCCAGCAGCAGTGAGTTCAAGAAGCGCCTGCTGGGCGTAGCGCCGGGCGCTATGTACACCGGCACGGGCGCACAGCTCGATGGTTACCTTGCGCGCCAACTCGCACGCATCCCGACCGTGCAGACCATCGACTACATCGGCTACAGCAAGGAGCACGGCTGTTACGTCTACGGCGATATCGCCGTCAAGGACGGTCGGCTGTACCGCCTCAATGACGAGGATTTTTTCGATGTCGGCAAACTGGCCATCAAGACGATCAGCCAGTCCGCTACGCTGACTCTCAACACTGATAGCAAGGCGGGGCCGGGCGACTGGCTGCCCCTGCTGTGGCAAGCCTTCGGCGCGAAAGGGGTGGTCTCGCTTGCTTTCTGGTTTGGAAGCTTGTTCGCGGAGCAGATCCGCCAGTCGCACAAGAGCTATCCATTTCTGGAGCTGGTCGGCGAGCCTGGCGCCGGCAAGACCACGCTGATCGAATTCCTGTGGAAGTTATGCGGCCGACGAGATTACGAGGGCTTCGACCCGAGCAAGTCGTCCCTGGCGGCGCGCGCGCGCAACTTCGCGCAGGTGTCCAATCTTCCCGTGGTGCTGATCGAGGCGGACCGGGGGGAGGAGGGCGCCAAGCAGCGCGGCTTCGATTGGGACGAGCTCAAGACTGCCTACAACGGGCGCAGCACGCGCGCGCGTGGGGTCAAGAACGGCGGGAACGAAACCTACGAACCACCGTTCCGGGGTGCCATTGTCATCAGCCAGAACGCGGAAGTGAGCGCGAGCGACGCGGTGCTGCAGCGCATCGTGCATATCTACTGCGATCGGTCCGCGCAGACGCCGGCAACGCGCGCCGCCGCCGAGGCTCTGGAGCGTATCGCCATGGAGGATGTGTCCGGTTTTTTGCTGGCGGCCGTCATGGCAGAGAAGCAGGTGCTGGAGACCTTCAACGCCCGTGTGTCTCAGCACGAGAAAGCTCTGTTAGAGCGCCCCGACGTGAAATTGGTGCGCCTTGCGAAGAACCACGCCCAAATCATGGCGATGGTCGATGCTCTGCGCCTCGTCCTGCCGCTTACCGATGAGCAGCACGCCGCCGGCCTGGCCGAGCTGGGGCGCATGGTTGCCGCACGCCAGCAGGCCATCAGCGCCGACCACAAGCACGTCCAGCAATTTTGGGAGGTCTACGACTTCATCGAATCGGCCGACGACGATCGTCCGATCCTCAACCACGCACGGGGCGCCGGCCTGGTTGCGATCAACCTTCAACACATGGCGCAGGCCGCAGGCGAGCGCCGCATCGAGCTGCCGCCTATCGAGGACCTCAAGCGCGTGCTGAAGACCTCGCGCCAGAGGAAGTTCGTGGACATCCGCGCCGTCAACAGCGCCATCAACGCCTATCACAACCGCGAACACCTGCACATGCCCAAGCGGCCGGAGACGGTCAAGTGCTGGGTGTTCGACTCGGGATCATCAAAGCAACGCAGTAACACGGGAAGTGCCGCATGAAAGCCATCAACATCAAACAGGTCGCCGAGAAAGTCTCCCTTGGCCAATCCACGATCTATCGCATGATCGCCAAGGGCGAGTTTCCCAAACCGTTCTCGCTCGGCACCAACCGGACAGCCTGGCTGGATGAAGACATCGATGCGTGGCTAGCAATGAAGGCCGGCAGGCCAATCCCAAAGCCTGGCGTTACGCTGCAGACGCCTCTCTCTTGATTGGCACCACCACGCCCGTTCGCCCGCTGCAATAGCGGGCCCAATCGTCCATCATCCGGCGCCGCCGCTCAAGCATGTCCCCGCGGCGGTAGGCGCCTTCCACCTTGCTTTCCACGGCGTGCGCCAGTGCCATCTCCGCGAGCGAGTCTGGGTATTCGGTGCACTCGGCTACCCAGTCGCGGAATGTTGACCTGAAGCCGTGCACGGTGACCTCTTCGTAGCCCATGCGGTCGAGCATGTTCAGCATGGCCATGTTCGACAGTGGTTTGCCTTTCTTCTGACCGGGGAACAGGTAGCCGTCGGCTGTCTTCAGCGCTTCCTTCACGAGCTGCACCGCCGGCTCGCTCAGCGGTACGCGCAACTCCTTTTCCATCTTCATTCGGTCGGGCGGCACGATCCAGATTCGCCGGTCCAGATCAAACTCTTCCGGCTTGGCCTCTAGCGCCTCGGTCGTGCGCACGCCTGTCAGGATGAGGAGGTGCAGCACGCGGGCCGCCGTGGCCGTGCGTTGTGCGAGTTTCGGCATGAACTCAGGGATTTCTGCCCAGGGCAGCGCTGGATGGTGTTTCACCTTCTTGGCGCGATCGCGTTTCGGCAGAATTTTGTCCAGGTGACCGCGCCAGCGTGCCGGGTTCTCGCCGCTGCGCTTTCCAAGCACTTTGGCGGCATCCAACACACACTCGATGCGTCCGCGCACGCGGCTGGCCGTCTCCGCTTTCTTCATCCATATGGGCTGTAGCACGCGCACGACCATGGCCGTATCGACGTCGCGCACGTCGACATCGCCGATTACCGGGTAGGCGTAGGTTTCAAGCGTGTTCTCCCACTGCTGGGTGTGCTTGGCGTTCTTCCAGCTGTCCCGGTGCGCGTCGATGTAGTCGCGAACGGCGTTGCGAAATAACAACCCGTCAGGGGTAGCCTTGGCGGTGCGCTCGCGTTGCTTGCGATCCTCGATCGGATCGAGGCCGCCGGCCAGCAGTTTCCGGCAGCGGGTGGCCTCCGCACGAGCCTCGGCCAGCGAGGTCGTGGACAGCGGGCCCAGGCCCATTTCCCGCGCTCGCTTCGCCAGGGAGTAACGAAAAATCCACGAGCGCGACCCGCTCTGCGAAATCTGGAGGTATAGGCCGCCGCCGTCGGCGTAGTAGCCAGGCGCCACCTCTTTGGCGACGCGCAGAGCGCTCAAGCGATGAATCTGTCTGGAAGATGCCAT